TTGTTCACATCAAAATTTTCGGATTTATAAATTTCTAGTCTTTCTTCAAAATGCCGATACGTATGATTAACATATTTTTTCCATCTTAAATCATCACTGATATCAAACAATCTGGCTTTATTTTTATGTTCTGATTTACGAAGTTGTCTACCAATGGATTGTAAAACTCGAATCCTAGATTTTGATGGAGAAGCAAAGATAATATTATGTAATCTTTTTATAGAAACACCCGTAGAAAAAGTTCCATAAGAGGCTACAATAACTGCGTTATCTTCTTCTTCTGTGATGCGTCTTATTTCTTCACGGATATCTGCATTTACTCCCCCGTGGACGAGAAATACTTTTCCTTGTCCTTTAGATATCATCTCTTCATAAAGGGGTATTCCGTGGTTCTGAACGTATTGAAATAATATCAAAGTATTTCCTTTGGTGTTTTTCGCCAAATCAGTTATAAAAGAATTACGTGCTTCTAGAGCAACTAGTCTGGACAGTTCTTCCTGATAGGTCAATCTTTTGAACGATTCACATATTTTTTTAGGATATTTAAGTAGAATAGATTCAATTTCAAATTCAGATAAGATATCTTGTTCTATAAGAGTTTTTGTTGAGGCTGCTTTATATACAGGACCAAATAATCCTTCAATCATCAACTTATGTGCTTTTGTTCCATCTAAAGTACCAGTGGTTCCTATTCGTATTGGGCAATCGGTTAGTTTTTCCATTATAGCAGATAGGGACTTTGCTTTGTAGAGATGACATTCATCCCCAAAAACAACCCCATACTGATCAAAAAATTCTTTAGGCATTTTATACAGGCTTTGCCAAGTGGATATAGTTACTTGTTGTGGGGCTTCTCTATCTTTACCAGAATAAATTTTGTGACAATTGTCTGCAACATCCCAAGATGAATTAGACGAATAGTCTTCAAAATCTGTATACATCTGTTCAACAAGACTGGTTGTTGGAACAAGTATTAATATTTTTTTGTCTGTTAGTTTTTGATAATATCTCATAAGTGCATATATGATTAAACTTTTACCAGACCCGGTGGGGGATAGTAAAAGTATTCTTTTTTTGTTTACACATTCGCGAACCGAATCTATTTGGTGATCATGGGGTTCAATGGGATCACCATTAGAATGCGGTTTTATAAAATTATCAAAAAAATCTTTTACATGGTTTTGTTTTATGATTTTTGGATGAGGAATTAGATATGGATCGATGTTATAATCATATCTTCTATCTTCACAAAACTTTATTAGATATTCTAGTAAACCAACATATAAAGACCGTTTGAACATATTGAACAAACGGATCTTTCCGTCCCATTTTTTATATTTGAACGCGGGTGTATATTCAGCACCGGGAACATTGAAGGTAAAGAAATCACTTATTTCTTTTGCTATATCTCGTTCACATTTTATATCCATGTAAACCGAGTTTATTGAAGTGATTTCTATCATAGGCAAAAATGTTAAGATCCGTGTAAAAATTTCCGCCATTCGATTGCATTTCGAATGTTCCAGTTCCTATTATTTATGGATTTTATGACATCCTCTAGGTATTTGATTTTTACTTCGGAATACGACTTTCTATCCTTAAGAAGACATAGTTCTTTATCTGAATCAAGATATATATGCACATCTTGTCTAAGAATTTTATGCTGGAAGGGTTCCCATTCCAGTTCATCTAATTGGCTTTTATCCATTTTGCCTGTATAATATTCCCACTTAGTACGGAACATTTGTTTATATTCCGTTTCTAATTTTTTAAATCTAAGAATTTCATCATTCAAGAGATTCAAATATTTAGAATGCATTTGTGGGGTTTTTAGTGCTTCTTGATCAAGAAGGGTTTGATCAACAATGGCATCTTTTTCGAACATTTTTTTGATATAATCTAAATTCATATAAGTATTATAACATGGCTAAAAAATTTTGTCAAGCACGTTCTATTTCGTAGTAGTCATAAGAAAAGGACACGGTGGCTATTATTGTTGTTGCATCGGTGTCCGATGAGTCAAAAGTTAAATCGCTTATGCTGTTGGGAAACATATTATAAAATTTAACAATATATTTTGGTTGCATTGAACTGTTTGTCACAGCCAAAATACCGTCTGAATAGTGATCTTGTGGGAGGTCTATCATATTGTCGAAGTCATAAGTAGAACTAATACCAATGATCCAATCATGGATTTCTAACCAATTGTTAAGATTTTCATCAACAATAAAGTTTAAAGATAAATCCCCGTATTCTGCGCGGCCACCTGGGTGTTTTATTTGTGTAAATGTGCTTGGTTGAACAACACTGGGTAGATTTATACCCGGAAGCGATGTTGCCTGACAAAAATAAGACACATTTGGTGTTCTTAACAAGTTAAATTTAAAAAATGTTGGTAGTATGGGGTTATCACTTTCGGGCTGCCTATCCAAAATGTTTTTCTTAACATTTGGTGGAACACCCGGAAGATCGGAACCTGTTATACCTGCATTTGGGTTATCATTCATATATTATTTATATACAAAGAGGGGGAGATCTTTTACAATCTCCCCCTCAAAGTAAACTTTCTAGAAAACTAGTCAGTCAGATGGGATCAACCGGCTTCTTGACTACCCGCATTAATGCCATGGAGGTCATCAACACGGAAGATTCTGTAGTAGTAGTTAGCACGTGCTGCCGCAGATGAAAGCGGATCGCTTGCACTTACACCAACGAACGGGTTGTTGACCATGCCGTAGCGGGTCTTGAATCCGATCTTGGGCTGGAATGAATTCTCACCAACCGCACGCACCATCTGGAGTGGGACGTATGGGCAGTAGAAAAGACCTGCATCATATGGGCTAGAACCCTTATAACCAACCGTGCAATAGTCGACACCGGCGTATGGATCAACATAAACCTTAAGAGCACCACCACGCATAGTACCGACAAACGTGTTGCCAGTATCATCAACCTTAAGGTTGCCGGGTGCTTGCTCTAGGCTCAAATAACCCGCCATTGTGAGTGCCGAAGCAACGTCACTGGAGCAGATGAGGATGTTGCCCTTGCCACGGCGTGATTCCTTGGCAATGGTGTTACACTCTCGCTCGATTTGGAACAACAGACCAGCGAATCGTTCGCTTGACCATCGACCATCCGAGTCGCGGATGAGACTGTAGATGCCACCGATACCGCTGTTTGCAACACCGGAATCGAATGAGGTACCTGCGCTACTCTTGTTGTAAAGGTCAGTCTGTTGGCAACCCAACTTAGCAGTTGTGTTGATGGTTCGAATAACCTCTCGGTTGATCTCAGCGAGAATCTCGTTGCTGAGGATATTGGAGAGTTCAGTCTCTGCATCAAGACCATGAACTGCCTTGAGATCTTGTGCCAACTCAGTCGTGTACTCTGCCTTGAGGGCACGAGTTCTTGCCACGACTGACGTACGATCAATGGTGAATGCCATTTCAGCAAACTTGTTGCTTGGGTTGGAATCACCAAGACCCTCTGCAGCACTGGTTGCATAACCAACGGTTGTGGTATAGTTTTCTATTGCACCAATACCACCAGTAACACCACTAAATGGATCAGTGACTGCGGCGGTGGGAGAACCAGCATAACCAGTAGAACCAGAACCACCGAAAGCAGTGATTGGTTCGTTAAGACCAAGTGCCTCGGAACCAGACTGTGAATCATACTTAGCCTTTAGAGCGAAGATGAGTCCGGTAGGACCAGTCATTGGCTGAACACCACACACATCATATGCCATTAGGTTTGGCATAGCACGACGGACGAGGGAAATCAAGACTGGATTGAAAGTCTTGACACCACCGGCACCATCAGTTGTGTCTGGAGCACCAATTGCATTGGTTGGAGCCTCATATAGACCTTGCTCACGCATTGCTTGCTCTTGATTTTCAAGAAGCACTGCGGTGACATTTTTCTTATAACTCTCAGTGATGGGATCCAGATCTGGATGATCTATGATTGGCGACCACTTGCTTTTAAGCTGCTCTGCCAATTCCATAGCGGGATCATTGTTATTGTTTGTGAACATTTAAGTTCCTCCTGCTTTCTAAAAATTGAAAATCAAGAATTACCCTTGACTTGTCTGTTTAAGTGTTTAAGATACGAGTTAATATTAGGATCATTGGATGCTGGCATTGCAACTTCTGTTGATTCCTCCCTAAGGCTTTCTGGTTCTGGGTTAGAACTACCAAAGGTTTTTGGTTTTCTTGAGAAATAAGACTTCTTTAAGAGTTCTAATTTCTCTCTATATTGATCTGTTGAATCATATTCAAGACCTTCAGCAAGTTGTGCTAGTTTTTCTTGCTGTGTATCAAGGAGATTGGATGATACATCAGCAAAAACAGCCTTGCACTCACTCTCGACCATGTTTTGTCGAAGTTCCATATCTTTCTTCATTTGGTCGTTAATTTTACCCTCAAGGGTTTCAACTTTATTTTCGAGTTCCTCAATGAGGTCGCGTCTATCTTCATCGACTACAACGTGGTGCTCATTGAGAAGATCTCTAAGACCCCTCATGAAATCTTCGGTGACTTCAGTTCTAATTCCCTGATTGACTGCTAGTTTGTTCTCATCCAACCATTCAGAAACAACATAATCGAGATATTGATCAACCTGCTCAGTCATTTCTTTATTGTTGTGATCGTTCATTTCAGATAGTCGATTTTGTGCTGCTTTCATGATGTGTTCAGCAATAACTGACACTTTAGCACGAACGGCAGCATTAAATACCTCTACAAGATTATTTTTAGTATCTTCTGAAAGAGATTCATCATTGATTAATGCAGAAACATCGTCTTTGTCTTTAAGACTTTCACTGATGATAGAGTCTAGATCGAGATCAAACGATTCAAATGGAGGCTTGGTTTCGTCCTCGTCCTCTTCGTCATCATCCTCATCTTCTTCCCCTGCATCATAGTCTGCGTCTTCTTCATCTTCGTCTTTCTTCTCCTCTTTAACGGATGGAGCAGAATTTTTGACGAGGTCGACACCCGGAACTTCTTCTTCTCCGTCACTATCTTCTTCACCCTCGGCATCATTTACCTTTGGTGTGATATCATCGGGAGTGATTTTATTTTTTGGAGGAGCTACGTTGACAGTCGATGGTCCTTCAGCAGTTTCTGTGAGGTCATCATCTACATTTCTGTATACGTCTTCATATGCTTCCTGAATTGGATCGTTAGCCATTTAGTAATCTCCTAAAATTTAAAAGGCTTCCTAATATATATAAACGTCATAGGCTTGACAAGAACTTATTAAAAGCCTTAATATATCTAAGTTCTTTTTCTTTTCTTTCATTGAGTTTAGAAGTATCATTGATATCTTCTGCAATACTGTTTAGTTCTGTTTCTGTAAAGATTCCATTATTCCATACCCATTCTTTACCTTCCATAACACCATTAACAAATGCCTCTGGTGCTGATGGGTCAGCAACAATATCAACAGCAGCCAACATAAAGTCTGATTGCACTTCATTAATCCCGCTGTTGTTCTTTTTCAAAGATCCCATACCACGAGAAGAAACACCAATTCGCGCTCCTTCATCAATGAGATTTTTAACAATTTTGCCATAAGGTGTGTCCATAACTTTGGCACGACCAACAATATTGTCTCCATCTTCTCTTAGGTCTTTAATCATATGAGATACACGTTCCAAATTAACTGTTGGTCCTTCTGGGTGTCCAAGTTCACCAAGTGCTCTGCTAGTAGAAACAAATTCATCATTATAACGCGACATTTCTTTCATTAGTATATCGCGGGGGTAAACTCGACCATTTTTATTTTGTGCTTCAGACTGCATAAAGATTCCTTCAACGAAGTAATCTTTAGAACCGTCTTCATTAGACTCTTTTAGTGTTTTAACGTCGTTTAAAGATGTTTCTACAATTAGTTTCATTCTTCTTCCTCATCTTCATTTGCTTCTGGTTCATTATCCGGATGATTTGCCCATTCTTTTTCTAATTCATTGAAAAACTTTTTCTTTTCTTCATCGGATAAATCATTGGGACTATCAGCATCATATTTTTTGATAATTTTATCAAATAATTCTTTATATGCTTTTTGTTCTGGGGATAATTCTGCCTCATGGAGAGAAATCAAATCCCAAGATGTTGATAAAACATTATGTGATGCTGCCAAAAGATCTTCTACAGTTCCACTAGCAAATTCTGCTCGTCTTCTGTCAGAAACATCATCTTCTTCGTAATCATCTTCTTCATCATCAGAGGATTTTGGTTGTACTGGGATATCAAAATTAACATTTTCTCCACTATTAAGTCTATCTAAAACATCTATATGTGCTATTATTTGGGGAAGATGATCTCTACCCAAAGTTTGAACTATTATAATAACTTTCTTAATATCTTTTGCTTTTACTGCTTTTTCAAGTCTACCTAATTCTCCAATCGTATCTTTTATTAAAGATCTCAATTTTTTGTTAAAATCTTTTGATTTCATTGATCTTGACATTCTATCAATTGTGCTGGTTATCCAATTTAAAAGTCCTTCGTGTAATGGATCACCTTCAGCAATTTGTTTACAAACATCAGGAGAAACTCCATTAAGTCCTTCGGCGGCTTTAGCATATAAAAGTTTATTGATGCCTTCACTAAAAGACATGATGTTTTCACCTTTGATATTATCTAATAGTTTATTTGGATCAGACATTGGTGTCCCCTGTTTTATTTTTAGTACCAAATGCAACTAGTTTCAGAAAATTTTTCTTAGACTCTGACAGCATATGGTCATATGTATACCTATTTTGAGTATTTAGCGATTCTCTTATTCTAAGAAGCATTTCTGATGTATTAGGACATACTTCTAAAGATTCGTTGCCGTTATCAAATGATATAACAACAGATTCATCTTGGTTACAAGACCAATTTAGACTACCCAAAACAGACGATTCTTTTACTGTTGATTTCTTTTTTGCTGTAGTTTTCTTTTTAGGACTTTCACCTGGGGTATCTTTTTTATATTTTTTTGTCAGTTCGTCTGTACCTTCTTCACCGGCACCACCTTCTTCAGATACTTCTGGTTGCAGTGATGACTGCGTTGGGGGTGGAGACTTCTTTTCTAACCATTTATCAAATTGTTTTGAAGAAACAAAATTTTTGGTTTCTTTTTCAGCATTTTTGGGTCCAGGGAACAATTCCCATCTTATATCATTGATATAAACGGAAACAGGTTTGTTTTTTCCTATACCTATGGTTTTAATAACAACACTATTTTCACCAATATCAAAGCTTTTCAGAAAAAATTCTTTATTGAATTCTGGATCCAAAACTGTATCATCTGGACTACCAATTATAATCTTTTCTTCTTTATCACCATCACCAGACGATGGGGCAGAAGTTGCAATAACTGGTGCTTCGGTAATAGAATAATAAGAAACACTATTTCTAGCCTTATCGTTTAGTATTGATTTGATTTTATCAAACTTTGACATCAATAACCCTCCGCCTCGTCGGTGATAATTCCTGCTTCTCGTTCAGCAGAAATTTGTTTATCCATTTCTTTGATATCTTCGTCAGTTTGGCGAAGAATATGTTTTCTCACCCATTCAACAGAAAAATACTGCCCAATATATTCATTTACGTCACCAAGAATATTCATTCTTTCGCTTATAATTTCATATTCTTTTAATTCAGAAAAATGATTATCAGAAACATATTCAAAATTGATGTCAGACTGAATTTCATCCCATTCATCTTCTGACATAATTCCCTTTAGTAGACACTGTGTTTTTAAAAGATGCAAAAACAATCCGTTAAATTTATTTCGCAATCTATCAACAAATCTTTGGAATTTCAACTCATCCCGTGTGATTTCTGTTGCACGACCCATACTAAATTCATTTTCTGATTCCATACGGGTTAAAGGAATATTAAGAGACTGATAGGTTTTCTTTTGGAAGTATTCTACATCTTCCATTTCACCTAGGTTTTGACCACCATCCAAGGTGGATATTTCGGTTCCTTTACCACCTTCTCTTCGGGGAAGCCAAAAATCTTCAAGCATTGACATATGTTTTTTATCATCTTTGATTTCACCAGTACTTGCATCATAAACAAGTTTGTTTCGATATTTTTGCATTAAAGATCGAACATATTGTTCTGCTTTAGTTTTTGGTAAATTACCCACATCAATATAAAAGATTCGTCGTTCAGGAGCACGAGAAATTCTGTAAATAACCACTGCGTCCTCAATCATACGAAGTTGATTAAGTGGTTTGATTGCTTTATGAAGATAAGAAATCACTCTTTGTTCAGATGCATCATAAAGACCAGAAGTAATATAGCAAATGGCCTCTGGTGCGATTCTGATACCTTCTTTTACGGTTTCATCTTCAAAATAAGTGAAATATTCATCTATTTTTTTTACAATTTTGACACCTTGGTCGTTTGTTTCAGTTTCAGTTTCGATAATTTTCTTTATTTTTTGGGGGTCAATATATCTAACTTCTTTGACACCCTCTTTAAGTTTTTTATCATCAACTATGATATGGTAGTATAATCTA